AATTAGGTGTGAGAACAACTAAAGCAGTAAAGAAAATAGGATGTTCTAATTTAAAAACTATGGTTGAAAGTGATAAGATTATATTAGAAGACTTTGATATTATATCAGAAATGTCTTCTTTTGTGTTACACGGACAATCATATCAGGCCGAAGAAGGTCATAATGATGATTTAATTATGTGTTGTGTATTATTTGCTTGGTTATCAGGACAAACATATTTTAAAGAATTAACAGATACAGATGTAAGAGCAAAATTATTTGAAGAAAGTCAAAATCAATTAGAACAAGACTTGGCACCATTTGGATTTGTAGATAATGGTTTAGATGACCCTATACCTGATATTGATGAATATGGTACAACTTGGACACCAGTCGTTAGGAAGTATGATACAGATTGGTAAATTCTTCTTCATCAATTAAATCATTGTCTAATTTAATATAACAATTATGACAAACTATAACATTATCTTCAATTTGTTCTATTAATTTATTTCTTTTGTCTTCTTTTAGACTTATTTTTTGAGATTCAGAACGAATCTTTCTATCATCAGGATAAAATTTTAATACAACTATTTCAGATTCACCACAATATTTACAAGATTTCTCTCTTAATTGTTCATTAATCCACTTATCTTTGAGTCTTCTATGCCTTCTAGCAACTTTTCTGATAGTATTACGATATTTTTGATAATGTTCACTCATATTTATATTTAGACTTCGTATAAAACCCGACATACAAAAATCGTTTTTTTATAAATATAATTGTAGTAGATTTAAATAAACACAAAGGAGTAGAGGTATGGGATTTCAAGTTTCTCCAGGCGTTCAGGTCAAAGAGATTGACTTAACAAATATTGTCCCTGCGGTTTCTACAGCAATCGGAGCAGTTGCAGGACCATTTGAAAAAGGTCCAGTAGGTGTTCCTACAGTTATTACATCTGAACAAGATTTAGTTAGAATTTTTGGTAAACCCCAAGATTCAAGTAATCAGTATGAATACTTTTTTACTGCAGCTAATTTCTTACAGTATGCTAATAATTTGAGAGTTGTAAGAACAGAAGGTGGAGTATTAAACGCAGATTCAGACGGTACTGGCATTCTTATTAAAGATAATGTTGATTACCAGTCTAATTATCAACAAGATTTAAGAAATGCAACAACAAATGCAGGTGCAGGTGCTTTTACTGCTAGAACAGCAGGAACTCACGGTAATGCATTAAAAGTTGACATTTGTACAAAAAATACATATTCACAAAACAGTGCCAAACAAGTAAATGATGGTTCAGCAACAGCTGGTGAAAATACAATTACATTAGATGCGTTTGCTGCAGGTGATTTTGATGTCGGAACTATCGTAGAATTTTATTCAGATGCCGGCAGAACAACTTGGGCTGTTGGTCACGAAGGTGTAAGATACGAAATTTATGCAAAAGATGACTCAGCTGAAACAATATCTATCAGACAGTTAGATGACCCAGCTGGTAAAGGTTTAATCGCAGATTTAGCAGACGATTCATATATTACTGTTAAATGGAGATTTTTTGATTTATTTGATGGTGAACCTGGTACATCTGAACACGCAGCTGCAAGAAACATTGCAGATGACGAAATGCACATAGTTGTTTATGATGCAACTGGTGATATCACAGGATTTGATAATGATATAGCTGGACAGAGATTAGATTCTGTTTTAGAAACATATTCAAATCTTTCTAAAAATCCATTAGCAACAGACCCACAAGGTAGACATTTATTCTATGTTGATAGAATATTTGAAGAATCTCAATTCATATATGTTACTAACCACCCAACAACACAGATTGATGGTAGTGGTGATTGGGGTGTTGCATTAAAAGGTGATAGTTCAGTTCAATCAACTAACACATATAATTCATTAGCAAGTGGTGCAGATGTTACTGCAATATTAACATCAACACTAGCTGGCGGTACAGACGATTACGCTGTAACAGATGGTGAAAAATTAGATGCATATGATAAGTTTGCTGATGCAGAATCTATTGATGTAAACTTAATTATGGCTGCAACAGCTTCTACAGCTTTAGCAAACAATCTAATTACAATAGCAGAAAAAAGAAAAGATGCTATAGTTTTCATTTCACCTGAAAGAAGTGATGTAGTCGGTATTTCTGACCCGAACACTCAATTAATTAATGTCAAAGGTTTCTTTGATGTACTTACAAGTAGCTCATACTGTGTATTTGATAGTGGATACAAATATATGTACGATAGATTTAATGATGCTTATCGTTATGTACCACTAAACGGTGATGTTGCTGGTTGTACAGCACTAACAGAACAAGTTGCTGAACCTTTCTTCTCACCTGGTGGTTTCACTAGAGGACAAATCAGAGGTTCTGTCAAATTGGCATTTCAACCAAATCAAGCAATCAGAGATGAACTTTACAAAGCAAGAATCAATCCTGTTGTTGCATTTCCTGGACAAGGAACTGTATTATTTGGTGACAAAACTGGTTTAGCTAAACCAAGTGCTTTTGATAGAATAAATGTTAGAAGACTTTTCATTACTTTAGAAAAAGCAATTGCAACTGCAGCTAAATTTCAACTCTTTGAGTTCAATGATGAATTTACAAGAGCACAATTTAGAAATCTAGTAGAACCTTTCTTGAGAGAGATTCAAGGACGAAGAGGTCTTACAGATTTTAAAGTAGTGGCTGACGAAACTAATAATACTGGTGAAGTCATTGATAGAAACGAATTTGTTGCTGATATCTTTATCAAACCTACTCGTTCTATTAACTTTATCACTCTTAACTTTATAGCAGTGAGAACTGGTGTAGCATTTACAGAAGTAGGAGGATAAGATGCCAAATATTAACGATTTTAAATCAAGACTTGCTGGCGGTGGCGCTCGTGCCAACCAGTTTAGGGTAATTTTACCACCTCCTTTAGGTAATGTAACTGCAGGTATAAATACAGAACAATTTTCGTTTATGTGTAAAGCTGCAAGTTTACCAGGACAAGCCTTAACAGAAATAGGCGTACCTTTTAGAGGAAGAACATTATACATTGCAGGTGAAAGAGAATTTGAAACTTGGACAACAAGTGTATTCAATGACACAGATTTTGCAATTCGTAGAGAAATTGAAAGATGGATGAATGGTATTAATGATACTGTAAATAACACAGGTGCAACAAATCCTGCTGATTACAGAGTTGATATGATTATCCAACAACTAGATAGAGATGATACTGTACTACACCAATACACACTTGAGGGTTGTTTTCCTCAAACACTTGGTGCAATTGAATTGGCTTATGATACGAATGATTCCATTGAAGAATTTGAAATCACTTGGAGATATGATACATTCAGAGTTTCAGGCATCAATTTATAACTCTATAAATAGTATAAAAGGAGTTATAGATTATGGCTGAATTCTTTGGTTTTGAAATCAAAAGAAAAAAAGAGAACATCCAAACTGTTGTAGAACCATCAACTGATGACGGAACATTTGACGCTGTCAGTGGTGGTTTCTATTCTTCCATTATGGATTTAGATGGTCGTTCACGAACAGAAGACGACCTGATTCGTAGATATCGTGATATTGCAATACAACCTGAATGTGATAGTGCAATAGAAGATATCATAAACGAAGCAATTGCATCTAACGAAAGAGATGCTGCTGTTTCTCTTATTCTTGACAATTTAAAAGTTTCCGAAAGTATAAAAAGAAAAATTAGAGAAGAGTTTGATAACATTCTCAAATTGTTAGACTTTGAAGGAAAAGCTCACGATATATTTCGTAGATGGTATGTTGATGGTAGAATATACTATCATAAAATATTAGACCCTAAAAATCCGAAAAGGGGTTTAATGCAACTAAGATATATTGACCCTAGAAAAATTAAAAAAGTTAGAGAAGTTGATAAAAAACTTGGTACTAATGCTAAGATAGAAATTGTAAAAGGTGTAAAAGAATATTACCTTTATAGTCCGGCGGGTGTTAACTTTGATAATACATCAACTGGTGTTAAGTTAACAAAGGACTCTGTTGCATATTGTCCTTCTGGTTTAATAGATATGAGTAAGGGCACAGTTTTATCTTATCTAAATAAAGCAATCAAACCTGTTAATCAATTAAGAATGATTGAAGATTCTGTCGTTATTTACAGAATATCAAGAGCACCTGAAAGAAGAATATTCTATATTGATGTAGGTAATTTACCTAAAATTAAAGCAGAACAATATTTAAAAGATGTAATGAATCGCTATCGTAACAAACTAGTATATGATGCATCTACTGGTGAAATTCGTGATGATAGAAACCATATGTCTATGTTAGAAGACTTCTGGTTACCTAGAAGAGAAGGTGGTCGTGGTACAGA